GGATAGTAGAAAAGAATGCTTTTCAATCATTCCTTACGCAAGATGAGGGCATCCGCCAAAACCTTGCCTCACGGGGTGTGCTACTGCGAGAACACCATACTGGAACCAACAAGTGGGACTCCGGTTTCGGTGTTGCTTCTATGTCCACCTTGTTCGGAACGAAACAACACGACGGAAAGCACCACCGCGACAACCTTATTCATTTACCTAGTGACCAAACTGAAAATGTCAAAGCTCTTATCGAGCAATTGATTACGTGGTCACCTACTACCAAAGGCAAGACCGATATGGTGATGGCCTTGTGGTTCTGTGAGATCAGAGCACGCGAGATGCTCAACCACGGACTCCACCAAAAGCACCATATGAAAAACCCATTCCTATCTCGTTACGAGGTAGGCAAGCGAACAGTTATCAACATAGATGAATTGCTCGCCGAGAAAGATCGTACATTCATCTAATAAGGAGATAATACAAAATGGCAACAAAGAAAGTAGCAAAGTCTGCAGACGCAGCTCGCAAGGGCGCAATGACTGCAACAGTGGTTAAGAAAGTATCACCAAATGTAAAGATTATTAAGGCTGGCTCAAAGCCATTAACACAAAGCCTAACTGAAAAGCGAGCAATAATGGAGAAGGCTAAAAGCAAGACTCCTGCTGCTCGCGCAAAAACTAAACTTGATGCAAAAAATGCAAAATTTGCAGAAAAGATTTTTGTAAGAGATTTACGACGAGGCATTGTGAGTGCTGCAGTTAATGACGCACTTAAAGCGGCTGGATATGACAGTTCAAAAAGATATGCCCCTGATGCTAAACCTGCAACTCCTGAACAAATTAAAGCAGGAAACAAAGCGCGTAATGCTGCAGAGGCAAAATTTAAGGCAGAACGTGCAGCAGCCACTAAGCGTAAAGCAGAAACAAAGGCAGCAGATAATCCCAAGCGCGGTCAGTCAAATAAAGGTGGCAAAGCAATTCGTGGCGGAGTACGCAGTGGCAATGGTCGCGTTAGTGGTATTCGCAGCGGCGGCGGCGGTCTTGGTGGTGGCTTCGGTATGGGCAGTGGCGGCGGTAGCGGTCGCAGTAACGTGAACCGCTAATGGCAAATATGAAGAAGCCTGCGCCTAAGAGACTTACAGGTCCTCGCGCACCATCAACTAAAAAGAGCGTCAGAGTTCCAGCGGTTAAAAAAAGTAATCAGCCACCTACTCCAAGGAGATTGCTACCTAGAAATCCTAATGCATCACCTAGCCCAAGGAGACTGTTGGCTAACACTGCACTTGCAGCATCTGCTCCAAAGAGAGTGGCAACTGCAGCAAAGAAAGCAGCGGCTAATCCAAAGGTTGCAAAGAGAGCACCTCTAGAAACCAAGCGTATTGGTGGAGTTTTTGCTATACCAGTAAAGCCTAAGAAAACAATTTACTAAATAATTTAAGGACCCTACATTGTTATCAGTCAAAGAAGTTGACGCTAAGCTAGCACGCTTACGTACTCGCTCATCAGCGCGAGATCAACGTATGCGTGATGTGCTCTCAGTGCGTCAGGGAGATATCTCTAAGGTATATCCTGCAATGTTTTCAGAGGAATATCCAAAGCCTCTGGTTGCAAACTTCATTGACGTAGCAGCACGAGATCTAGCAGAAGCAATGGCACCACTGCCATCCTTTAACTGTTCTGCAACCAATATGGTTTCAGATGCAGCACGCAAGGCAGCAGATACTAGAACTCGTATTGCAAACTTTTATGTAACAAACTCTGACCTACAACTGCAGATGTACACAGCAGCAGACTGGTATAACACCTATGGTCTTGGTATCGGTATGGTTGAGATGGACTTTGAGGACAACAACCCTCGTATCCGTATGCTCAACCCATTCGGTACTTACCCAGAGTTAGATCGTTATGGTCGTGTTATGTCTGTTACTCAAGTCATCGTTACCGATGCAGAGACACTAGCGGCACAATACCCAGAGTATTACGACATAATCCTAGGTAAAAACCAGTACGCTCTATCTTCTCCTTATATCTCAATGGTCAAGTACCACGATAAGGACCAGGATCTACTGTACTTACCAGAACGTAAGAACTTAGTTCTATCACGTACACCTAACATCTTGAACAAGCCTATGGCATCTGTCGTAATGCGTTCATCTCTTGACGGAGAAGCACGTGGACAGTTTGATGATGTTCTATCTGTACAGCTTGCTCGTGCTCGCTTTGCAGTATTGCAGATCCAAGCAGCAGAAAAATCTATCCAGGCACCTATTGCTATCCCACAGGATGTGCAAGAACTTGCTCTTGGTCCAGATTCAATTATGCGTTCTGCTAACCCACAAGGTATTCGTCGTGTTCCTTTGGAACTACCACCTGGAGTCTTTACAGAATCAGGCGTACTAGAGCGTGAACTACGACTTGGTGCTCGTTACCCTGAATCTCGTTCAGGAGATATCAGCGCATCAGTAGTTACTGGTCGTGGTGTACAAGCACTACAGGCTGGCTTTGATACACAGATCAAATCAGCACAAGCACAGTTTGCTCGTATGTTCCAAG